AGCAAGAGAGAGATACTCTTTTGGTGTTTCTGATTGGAGAGGATTCTTTGGTTCTGCAGGTGGCAGCTAGAATCTAACATATAAGGGGTCTCTTAGGGGACCCTTTATACTTTATATAGAAGGAATTATAAATGACAAACTTAACAGCAATAGAATATTCAGCAATTACTACAGCAGCAGCAACGTCTACTGTTCGTTCTTTTGGTACAAGAATAAGAGGTTTTAATGTTGCTAATATTAAAGATGTAGTAGGTGCTTTTGAAATTAAAAATGGTACTACTTCAAGAGTTAGAATTGTATTACCTGCAAATGGTACACTTGATACTTATTTAGCAGATGAAGGTATTAGATGTGAAGATGATGTTACAGTAAGTGTAACTCCAAGTGTCTATGCTACAATTTATATTGGATAGATGGAATGGCTAGAAAAGCTAAAAAGAAATCTAAAGGAATGGGAATTAAGACTAGTGTAAAGTCAGGTAATTTTTTACCCACTAGCAAAGGTGCAGGTATGACAAAGAAGGGTGTTGCTGCTTATCGTAGAGCAAACCCAGGTTCTAAATTAAAGACTGCAGTAACTGAATCAAGACCTACAGGGAAAAGAGCAAAGAGAAGAAAATCATTTTGTGCACGTTCAGCAGGACAAGCTAAGATGCATAACATAAGCTGTAAGAAAACTCCAAAGAAAAGAATTTGTGCAGCAAGAAGAAGATGGAAATGTTAGATGGCAAATTATACAACATTAACAACAGAGATAGTAAATACAACTGAGAATGATGCTCAAGAGTTCTTAGACCAAATACCTAACATTGTTAATAGAGCAGAAGAAAGATTAACAGATGAATTAGATGATTATGGTTTAGTAACTTATACATCAGTTGCAGTATCACAAGGTAATAATATTGTTACCTTACCAACTGGTACAAGAATAGTAAAGAATTTTAATGTAGATATTAATGGAGCAAAGACAAGTATACTAGTAAAAACTGATGAATATTTAAGAGATTACTGGAATGTGTCAGCTTCAACAGGTGAACCAAAGTATTATGCCCATAAAGATAATACAACAATAATGATTGCACCTACACCTTCATCAACAAGTAATGGTGAAGTCGTACATGTAACGAGACCAACAACATTATCGTCAGCTTCACCTGCTAATTATTTTACACAGTTTTGTTATGACGCATTGTTTAATGCCTGTATGGTAGAATCGTACATCTTTATGAAGAACTTTCAGATTGTTCCTTTATTTGAACAACGATACCAAACTTCAATACAGACTGTAAGAAACAGAGCCAGAAGATTTAGACGTGACGATATGACAAGACCTGCAAGTCCTGCAGGAGCAGATAACACAGTAGTAGATGGGAGTAATTAATGGTCATCAGTAGAAGTTCAATACCACAACAAATAATGAAACCTGGTGTAAAGAAAATGAAACAAGGAAGAAAGACTAGACGTAATACAACTCCTGCTACAAAAGATATTAAAAAATCTTTATCTAAATCAAAACAAAAATTAAAAAATACCTTTACAAAAAAAACATTAGGTAAAAAAGGATTAACAGAAGAAAATATAAAGGAAGCTGTACGTACAGCATCTTATTTAATTCCTAAATATCCTTATGGTTTAGAGACACTTTTTATGCCTACAAAATTAGGAGCAGCAGATTTATTTAGTAATCAAGAATTAAAAGAAATGAAACGTAAAGAAAAAGAAAACGAAAAATCTATAAAAAAATATATGGGTGGTTCATTAAATACAAGGAGAAAATAATGGTAAAAGAAGTAATTAAAAAAACAGTTGGAAAAAAATTTACAGAATTAACTCCAGAGCAAAGAAAAAAAATAGTTAATCAAGTTAGAAAAATTCCTGAGTTTACAAAGAAAACTAAAGGTGAAATAAGAAAAATACTTAATAAAGTTTTTACCAAAATACCTACAAGAAGATATAAAAAGAAAGAAAGAAAACCACTCTTTGACCCTTCAGATAGAATCTTAGCTAAAGATGGTGACGTTACTATGGTAAATAGACCTTCAAAACTTAAACCTGACTTAGAGGCAATGAAGGGAACAGGAAGTGGTCAAAAAATAATTAGACCTGAAGATATAAAAGAAAGCACTAAAACAGGTAAGCTAGTAGAAAAACTAGAAACAGGTTCCATAGAAAAACCTAAACGTGGTGACACACCTATAATGGACCAAGGAAGAAATCTTCCAAGTGGTGTTTCATTTAATAAAGGTGGAAGAGTTCGTAGCTATCGTGGTTATGGAAAAGCAAGGAAAGGGTAATTAAAATGGTTACAAAAACAATATTAAAAAAAGCATCTGAATTAGCTTTAAAAAGAAAAAAGAAAAAAGACATTCTTGAAAAAGAATCTATAGCTACAGCTAAAAAGAAAAAAGAAGGTATTAAAGAATTAAAGAAACAACCTTCTCCTAAAGGTTTATCTTCTTCTCCTGCAAGAGAAACTGCTGCAGCTCAAGAAGCATTAGGTAAAAAGAGTGTTACTTCTCAAGCTCAAAAAGGTTATAGAGGAGAAATAAAAAATATAGCAGTTGAAAGTAAAACTCCTAAAGCAGGAGTTAGTTCTGCAGGTAAAAAGAAAATAGATAATCAAGTAGGAAAATTAAAAAAACAGATTAAAAATGCTCAAAGAAATCCTAGATTAAGAAGAGCATTAGCTATGGATAAGAGATATGGCACTGTAGCTAAATTGCAATCTAAATTAAAAAAACTACAAAAAATTCAAAAAAAATTTACAGGACCTAAAGATGTAAAAACATTTAAAGGAAAAGAATTAGATAAAAAATTAAAAGAATTAGGTATACCTAAAGTATCTAAAGTTCCTCCTAAACCACAAAAAGGTCCTACAAGACCAATCAATCCTGAAGAGAGAAGTGGTAGAGATTATAGAATTGACGTTAATAGAAAACGTGAGCCTGAATTTTTTAAAGGTAAAGACCCTTATGACCCTAAACAAACTTCAGGTCCTACAAATATAGAATATGCTAAAAAGAAAAAACTTAAAACTGGTCGTAGAATTGGTTCAATTAAAAAACCTAAAGAAACTAAAAAATTAAAAGTTGACCAAAAACCAAAAAAAAGAATGCAACCAATTGACCCTAGAGATTTAGCTAAAAATTTAATAGAAGCTGGTGAAATACCAAAAAGACCAGGAATAAAACGAGGTAATGTTATTGAAAGTTTACCTACACCTAGAAGAGGAAATGGTAAACTAAGAGGTATGGGTAAAGCACTACGTGGTGGTGGTAAAGTAATGAGAGGTTAAATAGATGGCAACTAATAATACGTCAGGCACTTATGACTTTAACTTAGAAATAGGTGACGTTATACAGGAAGCTACTGAAATGATTGGTGGTGAAGTAACTCTTGGTGAAGAACCTAGAAGTGCTAGACGTTCAATTAATCTTATTTTAAATGACTGGCAAAATAGAGGTGTTTGTTTATGGACAACAAATACAACTATTGTGAGTATTGCTGCAAGTACATCACAAGTAAGTTTAGGTAGTCATGTAAGTGACGTAATGCAAGTTGTTGTCAATAGAGATAATACAGATTTAGAAATGACTCGTATATCGTTTGAAGAATATTTAAAAGTTCCTAATAAAGGACAAACAGGTAGACCTTCACAATATGCAGTTAAAAGATTTGGTGATAATGTACAATTACATCTATGGTCATTATCAGATGTTAATACTGATAAATTAAAAATTGAAAAGATTGATTATATGCAGGACGTAAATAAATCTGCAATACAAAATGCAGATATGCCTAGAAGATTTTTACCTGCACTAACAACTGGTCTAGCATATTATATGTCATTAAAAAGACCAGGAATAACTGAAGCAAGAGCAAAATTTTTAAAAGCTGAGTACGAAGAAAGACTTGGTTTTGCAATGACTGAAGATAAAGAACGTGCATCACTTTACATTACACCTAAGATGGGTGTAATATAATGGCAGTAGGTAAAAGAGCAAAAGCAGTATGTGACGTATGTGGATTTGTTTATCCTCATAATGTTATGAAGTTAAACTCTTATGGCTTATTAGTTTGCCCTACTGATTTTGATGGTGCTTATGATGAAAAGAATCATCCACAAAATAGAGCACCAGATGTAAAAGATGACGAGACGATTAGAAACCCAAGACCTACACAAAGCGAAGCTTTTACAACTTGGGAAAATCAAAATACTAACTGGGAAGCAACTACCCAAGATTGGAACATAGTGAGTAATTTAGATGCCTGATTTAACTGGACAAGAAATATCAAATACATATAAACGATTAATGCAAGTAAAGACTTCAGCTAATGAAGGAATTACTTCAACTCTAAGGACTATTCAGTCAGGTGACAATGCAGACTCACCTTTACAACTCAACAACTCTACATTAAATGTTAATGGTACTTTTGCAATAGGTGGTGTAAATCTAACTGCAACTGTTTCATCTTTAAATGCAACTGCAGATATATCAGGTGGTGAAGGTTATGTAGTTGTATCAGGAACTAATATTTATAAAAGAAGTTTTTCTGCAGGTAATGGTATTACTATTACTAGTAATGATGGTGTTGCAAGTAATACAGGTATTGCCTTAACAAGTACAATAAGTAATATTCAAAGTTTTGGTGCTTCAACAGTTTCAGCAACTTCATTAAATGTTGCAGGAACTATGACAGTTTCCTCAATGAGTGTTACTGATTTTAATGCAGCTACTGTAAGTGCTACTTTATTAAAAGGTAATAATGCAACAATTGTAAGTACAGTATCAGCAGGATTTTTTGTAGGTGATGGTTCAGGTTTAACAAATGTTCCTTCTGCTGAAGGTGGTACAGTAAATGCAGTAAAAGCAGGAACAGGTCTTAATGCAACTGTTAATGGTGTTACATCAACAACTGTAAATACAAGTGGTACATTAAATGTAGATGCTGACCAATCATTTGGTACAGTTTCAGTTTCAACAGGTTTAGTTGTTCCACAAGGAGCAATAACTTTTTCAGTTCCAATAAGTGGAACTTCAGCAGTCTTTACAGGTGATGTATCAGCAGCTAATGTTTATGCAGGAACAAATGTATTTGTAGGTGGCACAGCAGTACCAACAGCAGCAAATGTAGCTGCAGTATCAGCACTTACTTCAGTTAACAAAGCTGATATAGCTACAAATGTGGCAGCGATAACTTCAGCAAACACAGTTATAGCTGCAGTATCTGCATTATCATCTGTAAATAAAGCAGCTATTACATCTATAAATAGTATTATAGGTGATGGTGGTAATTATGCTACAAGTGCTGAACTCGCTACAGTATCTGCAGCATTAGCTACAAGTATAGGAAATAGTAATACAAATATAGCTGCAGTATCAGTTTTAACTTCAGTAAATAAAGCTGACATTGCAACAAACGTAGCAGCTATTACTTCAGCAAATACAGTAATAGGTGCAGTCTCTGTACTTACAAAAACAAACTTAGATGCCATTACTTCAATTAATACAGTTGTAGCAAATGTTTCATCAACTCTTGCAACTTCTATAGGAAATTCAAATACTAATATTGCTGCAGTTTCAGTCTTAGCTTCAGTAAATCTTGCAAGAATAGTTGCAACTTCAGCAGCTTTAGCAACAAGTATAGGTAATCATTTACCATTAGCAGGTGGAACAATAACAGGTACAGTATCTGCTCAATCAGTTTATGTAAGTGCATTAGGTGCAAATACTTCAGCAACCCTTGGTAAAAGAATTAGAGTAGATGGAGCTGCAATAGCTGACATTGTAAGTTTAACTGATGGTGCAAATATATCAGTAGACTTTAATGCAGGTCAAAACTTTGCAGTACAATTAGCAGGTAATAGAACATTAGATAATCCTACAAATTGTGTTCCTGGACAAACAGGAAGTATATTTGTAATACAAGATGGAACAGGTAGTAGAACTTTATCATTTGGAACTAACTATAAGTTTCCTGGAGGGACTGCTCCAACATTATCAACAGGTGCTTCAGCATGTGACAGAATTGACTATATTACATTTACGTCAACAAACCTACATGCAGTAGCCACATTGAATGTAAGTACAGCTTAATGATAGCAAGAATACCTAGAAAAAAAGGTCAACCTGCTAAGAGTAAAAAACATTCAGACTTATATACTGATGAAGACCCAAAGGGTACAATACATGGTTTAAAGTTTGCAACAGTAGCAGATGCTCAAAGGTCAGTGAGAAAAATAAAAAACTCTACTCGTAAACATAATCATAAAACACAAGCAGCAATTGCAATGGAACAAAGAGCAAAGGCTGCAGGTAAAAATAAAGCAGCATTAGTTTATAGAAGATTTATTGAACAACAAAAAAGAAAAACTAAAAATAGGAAGGCTTAATGGCAATATTTCAAAACAATTTATTAGCAGGAGCAGGAGCACAGTCTAGTTCTAGTGTACACAGGATAAACCAGTCAATTAGATTTAATGAAGCTGATACTCCTTATATGGCACGAACTTTTGGCACACCAACTAATGCAAAAAAATGGACTTTATCTGCTTGGGTGAAACAGCATGGTAAAACAGATGGTGCTAGTAATGGTTCTAGATTACTTGAAGCTGGAGGTAGTTCTGGTAATGAAGACCTTATATCAATTGGTTCTGGATATTCTGGTTACTCAAAACTTTATTTTTGGAGTAGAACTTCTTCATCCTATATTTGGCGATTAGAAAGTGAAGCAGAGTATCGTGACCCAAGTGCTTGGACGCATGTTGTATGTGTCTTTGATAGTGATAATACAGTATCATCAGAAAGAATAAAAGCATATATAAATGGTACAAGATTAACAACTTTTTCTAATTATACAGCTCCAAGTAGTGGAGCTGCATCAAGAATTAATACAGCAGTTGCCCATAGAATAGGTGCCTCAGTTTATGCAGGTAATAATGCTGAAGGCTATCTTGCAGAAACTGCACTCATAGATGGACAAGCATTAGACCCTAGTTATTTTGGAGAATTTAAAGAAGATGTTGGAATTTGGATTCCTAAAGATATAAGTGGTCTGACATTTGGAAATAATGGTTATTATATTGATGGTAGGGATGCTTCAGATTTAGGAGATGATGAATCAGGAAATGGTAATGATTTCAGTACAAGTGGACTTGGAGCACATGACCAAGTTCTTGACTCGCCCACAAATAATTTCTGTACAGCAAATCCATTAGATAATTATTATTTTGCAGGAACATTTAAGGATGGTAATCTAGATGTAACTACAAATGGAACAACTGGTAATTATACTTTTCATACTTCTACGCAAAAAATACCTACAAGTGGTAAATGGTATGTAGAGGTAAGAGCTTATGAAGTTGGTGCTGGTTGTGGTATTGGTATTTCGCAAGAACCAACGACAGGTATTGATGTTTATTTGGGAGAATTAAGCACAACTTGGTCATATTATAATAATGGTAATGTATATAACAATGATTCTCAACCAATAGCAAATTATGGTGATGCTTATACAGCAGGGAATGTTATTGGTATAGCTGTTGATATGGATAATAATAAATTATATTTTTCTAGAGAAGGAACTTTTCAAAATAGTGGCGACCCAACAAGTGGTGCTACTGGTACAGGTGCGATAAGTATTACTGGAGGGGTAGATTATTTTTTAGGTGCAAGTGATGATACTGGAGGTGCTACAACTTCACGATTTATGTGGAACTTTGGACAAGATGGAACTTTTTGTAATGGACGAACAGCACAAGGTAACACAGATGCAAATGGATTTGGTAATTTTTATTATAGTGTACCAAGTGGATATAAAGCTTTGTGCACAAGGAACTTAGGGAGTTAATATGGCAGCACCAACAATTATTAAAGGCGAAGAACATTTCTTTCCAATAATTTATTCTGGAAATGGACAGGGTCAAAGAGTAGGTAATTTTATACCTTTTACTGACCAAGCTACTATTGCTAAAAGTGTTATGTATAATGATGGTGATAGTCCTTATTTAACAAGAACTCAAGAAAGTGGTTCAGGTGACCAAAAAAGAAAAGCTACTTTTTCATGGTGGTTTAAAAGAGGCACGAATTATGGAGCAGAAATGATACATGTTGGGTCAGCTCCTTCAACAAGATTGTTAGCACGATTTGACACATCAGATAGATTGGTGTTTCGTTTAACTAACGGAACTACAGAATATCAAAAAGTAACAAACATGACATTTAAAGATTCTTCAAAATGGTATCATTGTGTTTGGGCAATTGATGTAAGTCAAAGCACAGCTACTGATAGGTCAAAGGTATATATTGATGGTCAGAGAATAACTAGTTGGAGTTCTGATAATAATCCAGCACAAAATACAGATGTTGTAGGATTAGCTGATGGTACAACACAAAGAATTGGTTGTGGTGCACATTTTGTAGGACAAATTTTTGACGGATATTTAGCAGAGTTTAATTATATAGATAATCAAGTATTATTACCTGCATCTTTTGGTATTACTGATACCTCAACTGGTCGTTGGATTCCAAAAACTGTTGAACCTTTTCCTACAACTACAACTGATATTGCAGTAACAGTTGTAAGTAGTGGTGGTAATAAATATGCTCTTGATGGAGTAACACAAGGAACAGTAACTCTTATTGAAGGTGCAACTTATAAGTTTGACCAAAGTGATTCTTCTAACTCTGGGCATCCATTAAGATTTTCTACAACTTCAGATGGAACACATGGTGGTGGTTCAGAATTTACAAGTGGTGTAACAACATCTGGAACCCCAGGCTCAAGTGGTGCTTATACAGAAATAACAGTACCAACAGGAACAGCTACATTATATTATTATTGCACTAATCATTCAGGTATGGGTGGCACTGCTAATACTCAAGACCAGTATGGTTCAAATGGATTTAGATTACAGTTTCAAGATAGTTCAGCATTAGGTGATGATACTAGTGGAAATACGAATGATTTTACATCTAGTGGTTTAACAGCATCTGACCAACGAACTGATACACCTACAAATAATCTACCTATAATGAGACCATACAACCCTAGTTATTCTCAAATATTATATGAAGGTAATTTAACACATTACACAAATGGAACCAACAAAGGTTATCCTATGCCTTCAACTTTACGACCTAGAGGTTCAGGTAAATATTATGCTGAATGTAGAGTTAGTGGTGATGGAGGTGGTAATACTGTAGACCTTGGAGTATATACTCAAGAAGATATGCATAATTATTCTAGTGGTAATTGGTACCCAGGAAATAATAATGGTAGTGGTTGGAACTCTGCTGTAGGTTATGGAAGTAGAGGGTTTTATCAACAAGTAAATAATACTAATACTTATGTTAAATTTATTAGTGAAACTATGGCAGCAGGTGATGTTATAGGTATGGCTTTAGATTTAGACAATGGTCAACTTTCCTATTATAATAACTCTGGAAGTTTAGTTGGAAGTGTGCCTGTTGACAGTACTAAAACACTTATGTTTGCTGGTGTGTCAAATACAAGTATTACTTTTATTTGGAACTTTGGTGATAACGGAACTTTTTCTGGTAATGAAACAGCAGGTGGTAATGCTGATGAAGATGGTAATGGAAACTTTTATCATAGTGTTCCAAGTGGTTTTAAAATGTTGAGACAAGATAGTATGCCAGAAACAGGTAAAGGTATTCCTGGACTAGTATGGGTTAAAGATACAGATGGCTCAGGTAATTTTCATACATTAAACGATTCTAGCAGAGGAAGCCTTTTAGAAGTATATGCTAATAGTGATTCTGCACAAGCCACACAACCCAACTCTATAAAAAAATTTTTAAAAGGTGGCTATTCAGTGATGAATGCTGGTAATTGGAATTATGCTGGTAATAGGTTTTGTGCTTGGAACTGGGTAGGAAATGGAGGAACTACTGCAACCAACAGTAATGGTTCAATTACCTCAACTGTTCAAGCTAATACAACTGCTGGATTTTCTATCGTACAATATACTGGTACTGGTAGTAATGGAAGTGTTGGACATGGATTATCTCAAGCACCAGAATGGATTATGGTAAAGATTTTAAATCTTAATTCAGTTGCTGGTTTTACAGTTTCAACAACAGCAGACCCTAATGGATTTAATAATTATTTATATTTAAACGAAACAGAAGTAAGTAGAGCATATGATAATTGGCAAAACACAGCACCAACAAATAGTGTATTCACTGTAAGTTCTTCAACTATAACAAATTATAGTAGTCAAGCTATGTTAGCTTATTGTTGGCATTCTGTAGATGGCTTTAGTAAATTTGGAAGATACAAAGCTAATGGTAATGCTGATGGACCTTTTGTATACACAGGATTTAAACCAGCATTTGTTATGATTAAAAATATAGATAGTGCTTATAGTTGGGGTATGTTTGATAATAAAAGAGACCCAGATAATCCAGTAAAAGATTATTTAGCAGCAAACTCAACAGCAGTAAGTGGCAGCCAGGAGGTTATGGATTTTTTATCTAATGGTTTTAAAATGAGAATTAGTGGTTCTTCATGGACTAATAATTCAACAGACACACACGTTTATATGGCATTTGCTGAAAATCCATTTGTGGGTGATGGTACAAGTCCTGTAACTGCACGATAGGGTTGTATTTAAATAACTAATAGTTTATAATATTAATTAACACAATAACATAAGGAGAAATATAATGTGGGCAAAAGTAAAAGCTGACCAAGTTATTGAAATCTTCAGTGGTGCTAAAGCTGTAACTGATAATAATGGTATTCAGCATCCTGCAAGTATATTTAGTAATTGGTCAAAAGCAGAGTTAGCTAATATTGGTTTTTATCCAGTAACTCAGGCAACACCTGCTGATAATAGATTTTATAAAAATGGAGCTGCAAGTTATAGCTTTAGTAATGGAGTTGTTACTGAAACTATGAGTTCAACTGCACATGAAATAGCTGACGTTACAGTTACAGATAAAGATGGTAACGTAGTTAATGATAGTAAAGGTAATCCAAGAATACAAACTGGTTTAATATCTCAATATAAAATGGATATTGATAAACGTGCTTATAATTTATTACAACCATCAGACTGGATGGTCGTAAGAGAAATGGAAACAAGTGTAGCAGTTCCTTCTGAATGGTCAACGTACAGAGCAGGTGTACGAACTAAAGCTGCAGAGATGAAAACTGCAGTGTCTGCTGTAACTTCAGTAGGTGCATTAAAAGATTTACATGTAGTTTATGATGCAGATAATTCAATAGCAAGTGGAATATTATATAATTTTGGTGAACCACCAACAGAATAGGGGAAAATTAAATGGCAACATTTACGTCAAGGATTAGACTTGAGAAGCAAGATAATGGAGCAAACTCAGGAACATGGGGTACTGTACTTAATCAAAACGTAATTGATTTAGTTGATGATGCAGTCGCAGGTTATACTATTGTCTCATGTAGTTCAGCTATAACATTATCATCTAATAATGGTTCTTCTGACCAAGCTCGTAGTGCAATTCTTGAACTTCAAGGAACATTAACATCTAGTGTTGATATTACAATTCCCTCAGTATCTAAAATTTATTTTGTAAAAAATAATACTTCAGGTTCACATGCAATTACATTAAAAACTGCAGCAACAACTGCAAAAACTACAGTTACTCAAGGTGGTACTGGTCCTTTTGTTTGTGATGGTACAAATGTATTTTCAGGTGCTGATACTACAGGTCTAGGTTTAGGTACAGCAGCTACATTAGACTTTGGTACTGGTGATGCTAATTTAATTCCAGTGTCAAGTGCAGATGTAAGATATATACCTACTTCAACTTCTTCAACTATTAGTTCTAATAAAGTATTTAGTGGTACTGTTATTACTTCAGGAACAAATACATTTACTTCAGTTACTACACACTCAGGTAAGTCAGTATTTACTGCTGAAGTATCTGCAGCTTCATCAGCAACTTTTTCAGGTGCAGTAGGAACTCCTGAAGTTTCAATTGCAAGTGCAACTTCAATGAATATAGATTTTTCAGCAGGAAATAATTTTGCTATTACATTAGGAACAAATGCAACTCTTGCAGGAGCAGTTAATGGTAAGGTAGGTCAATCAGGTACAATAACAATAACGCAAGATGGTACAGGAAATAGAACATTATCTTATGGAGCTTCTTATAATTTTCCAAGTGGTACAGCACCTACACTCTCAACTGCTGCTGCTGCAAAAGATATTATAGTTTATAAAGTAAGGGAAGTTTCATCTGTAGATTGTGCCAGTCTTCTTAATCTTTCATAGGAGATTCTATGTCAACAGAAACACAGCTTCAGTTACTTAAACTTGATTTTGCTCCAGGTTTTCATAGAGAGTCAACTCAATATGCTGAACAAGGTAAATGGTATGATGGTAATAGAGTTAGATTTAGAGCAGGTAAACCTGAAAATATAGGTGGATGGAACTTTAAAGTTAATACTTCTTTTGAAGGAACTGCTAGAGATTTAATTAGTTGGGAAGATAATGATACATTAAAGAGGGCAGCTTTTGGAACTGAATCAAAACTTTACACTTATTTTGGTGGTGTTAATTATGACATTACTCCTATTACCTCAACAGTTACTGTAACAAATAAATTAACAACTGCAGCAGGTAGCACAAAAGTTTTAGTAAGTACAGCTAATACTTTATCTACTGGAGACTTTATAGAATTTACATCAATGGCAGCAACTATTGGTGGTAATGTATTTTTTACAAGTGGTAGTGATTTTAAAGTTAGTGTTATTAATAGTAATTCATTTGAAGTATTAACTTCAACAACTGCAGCAGCTACATCAGCAGCAACTGGTGAAGTAACAATAAACTTTTTATTACCAGTAGGTACATCAACAGCAGTTACAGGTTTAGGTTGGAATGCAGGTTATTATGGACAGGGTGGTTATGGTGAAGCTAAAACACAATCAGATATAACTATATTACCAAGACAATGGACATTAGATACATGGGGTGAAGATTTAGTTGCAGGTTTAAGAGGTGGTCGTGTTTATTATTGGGAAACTTCTGTAGGTATTGACCAAAGAATAATTGAAGTAAGTGCAGCTCCAAGTGTAAGTAATACAATAATTGTTTCTCAAGAAGACAGACATTTAATTTGTATGGGAACAAATCAATTTACAGGTGGAGCATTTAATCCATTATTAGTTAGATGGTCAAATCAAAATGATTTTAATAACTGGACACCTTCAGTAAGTTCAACTTCAGGTGAAGCTATATTAGGTTCAGGAAATAGAATTGTAGCAGCAGCTCGTAGTAGAAATAATATAATTATTTTAACTGATAAGTCTGCACATACTATGCAATTTATTGGACCACCATTTACTTTTGGTTTTAATGAAATAGGTACAAACTGTGGTGCAGTAGGTTTACATTCAGCTAAAGATTTTGATGGTAGAGTTTATTGGATGGGTACTGCAAACTTTTATGTGTTTGATGGTACAGTTAAAAATTTACCATGCACAGTAAGACGATTTGTTTTTGACGATATTAATTTAGACCAATCAGATAAAATATTTGCAGGTATTAATTCACAGTTTAAAGAGATAACATGGTTGTACTGTTCTAAAAATTCAACTGAATGTGATAGGTATGTAACCTTTAATCCAAATGAAAACTATTGGGTATATGGTTCTACACACTTTACAACTTTTGAAGATAAGGGTGTATTTGCAAACACAATTACAACTGGTCGTGAAGATGATGGTGATTCCTATTTATATGATAATGAACCTGAAGGTATCTACACTGCAAATGGAAATGGTATTGAATCATTTGTAGAGTCAGCAGATTTTGATATGTCTCAAGGTAATGAAATAATGTTTATAGATAGAATGGTTCCTGACTTTACATTAAACAATGAAGTATCAGGAACATCTGGACAACTTAATGTACAGTTTACTACTAAGAGATACCCAGATTCAAATGAATCAACAACAAAAGGACCTTTTATTATACAACCAAATACTCAAAAGGTTTCAATGAGAGCCAGAGGAAGACAAGCAAAGATAAGAGTAGCAACTTCAACAACAGGTACAAGTTGGAGATATGGGACAGTAAGGCTTGATATAGGCTCAGATGGGATGAGATAATGGCTACAAATAAAGCTACAGTTTTTCCTGAACTACGAGATACGTTTGGGACTTTAACAACAAGAGAACAGAAGATTGTTTTTGATATTGTAAAACAATGGGCAGATTCTTTAACAACTGAATTAACATCACAGATTATTCAGGAACAAGCTAGAGAATCAATAAGAGTTGCAAGAGTGGATAATACAGCAAATGTACCTAACCCTCAAGCAGGTGATATAAGATTTAACATTTCAACTTCAAAGTTTCAAGGATATACTGGAAGTGCTTGGGTTGATTTTCATTAGGAGTAATTATGGGAGCAGGTGGTAGTAATTATGCACAAAATGCATTAGCCACATTATTTACAGAACAGTTTAGAAATCAAGGAGCTATTGGTCCTAGTGATAATCCACAAAATTTACAAGAGTTGGCTGATGATATGGCTTATCATAAAGCTAGGCAAGAAGGATTAACAACTAATCAAGAGTTAGTTGAACAGTATACTCCTCAATCAACATCTGTTGGTAACACAGTTCAAGATGTTTTAAAAAGATATACTGAAGGAACAGGAGAAGTACCTACTTCACAATCAGCAGGATTACAAGGTATATTAGATAAGATAGCTGCAGAACAAAAAGCATTAGATGAATTAAAATTTACTGAAACTAAAACTAGACAAGTACCTGTTTACACTTACTATAAAGGAGCTACTGGTCCTACAGGATTAGCAGGAAGCACACCAGGTGTACCTACAAGGACAACACAAATCCCAAAGGGTTCTATTTATTCTCCAGGTGGAGGAGGAGGGGGTCTATCAGTTCCTCAACCAGCAGGTTATACGAGTCCATCAGGGTCAAGATACGAAAGAACAGGTAGTAAAACTGTTACTGATACATTTACACGTCCTGCAGTAGCTGGAGACCCAGAGTACGATAAAAAACAAAAACTAATAGATGCTTTACAAGGACAATATGATACAAGAAGTAAATATACTTCACCAAGTGCATCAGGAATACAGGGTTTAATAGCTGAACCTATTGCAAATCAGCCACAAACAGGTTATAATAATATTAACGAAATTATGAAAAGGTATATAGGATAATGATGCAAAATAAAATGACAGCTCCACCATTACAAGGAATATCTAACTTGATGAAGATGCAAGGTAGAATGGGTGACACTGAGTTAGTACATATGACTAAGCCTGAAGTAAAAGGTTTAGCATCATTAGGTGTACTAACTAAAAATCCTAATACTGGTTTACCTGAAGCATTTCTTGGTAGCATTGGTGGATTTTTTAGAGACATTGTAGCTCCTGCAGCAATTGGTGCTATATCAGGACCTGCAGCACCTTATACAGTAGCAGGTTATCAAATGGCTAAGACTGGTGCAATGGGTGGTAATTTTATTGATGCAGCTACAGCAGGTTTAATGAGTTTTGCAGGTGGTAAATTAGGTCAAAGTTTAGGAAAAAGTTTTGCTGATACAGGTACTGCAGTAGCTGATGGCACTAAATCTGCTGCTGAAGCTATGGTTCCTCCTACTGCTACAAGCGATTATAGTGCAGGTTTAGTTCCTGCTACAGCTCCTTCAGCTTTAGAAACTATATCTCAAATACCTGGAAAAATAGCTGGTGGTATAAGTGATTTAGTAACAGACCCAGGAAAAGCTATATCAGGATTAGCTAAGACTGCAGGTGAAAATATTAGTGAAACTTTAAAAGACCCTGAAAAATTAGGAAGAGTAGCAGGAACTGCTTTAGGTTCTCGTCTAGCTGACACAATGTTACAGGAAAAACTACAATCAGAAAATATTCCAGATACAGTTAAAGATGCTGAAACAGTTCAACAAGAATTTTCAACAGGTAAACTACAAAACATGAACCCTCAATATGCAGATAAAGATTTGTCTGCTTCACGAATCGTAGGTGCAATGCAAGGAACTCAAGCACCTTTACAATTTACTGACCCTAGTTATTCACCTGCAGTGACAGGTAATTTAAGTTCAATACTAGGTGCTAAAAATGGAGGTGCTATGTCTAATCTGAAGGAGAGAGCAATGGGCAGCCAAAGTAAAGGTCTAGCAGATGCGTTAGAATCTATTACTGAAGGTGCTGAAGACATTGTAGACATGGGGGGAGGGCAGGTTTATTTTGAAGGTATGGTAAAAGGTGATGGTGATGGTATGTCAGATGAAATACCTTTTAGTATTGAAGGACAACAACCTGCATTATTAAGTAGAGACGAGTACGTGTTACCTGCTGACGTTGTATCAGCTTTAGGTAATGGTTCATCTAACGCAGGTGCAGATATGTTAGATAAGTTTATGACTGACGTTAGAGAAAAAACTATGGGGAGAGAAAGACAGATTAACCAAATAGGATAGGAGTAATAATGAAAGTCGTTCCTGTTGAACCCATAGCAGTAGAATTATTTTGGGATAAAATTAAACCCTTAATTAAAAAAGCAACAGATTATTCAGGTGGTAGGCACACTGTAAGTACAACAAAATATTTATGTGAAACAGGTATGATGAATTTATGGTTAGTTTTTAAAGACGTTAAAAACATTGAAGCCATAATAACCACACAAAAAGTTATTTATCCTGCAAAAACAATGATGTCAGTTGTTTTATGTGGTGGTAAAAATATGAATAAATGGGCACGTTTAGCTATTAATACTATAAATGATTATGCTAAAAAAGAAAAGTGTACTGGAGTTGAAGTCATGGGTAGACCAGGGTGGAGAAAAATATTTAAACAACATACAAAATATAAGGAAAGTTATGTCTTATTTGAAAAAGATTTCTGATTTTATAATAGAAAAAGTATTACCAATTAAATTTAAAGTTTGGTTATTGGACAGACTTGCATGTGATATTGCCAATCAAGGTGAAGATGGTGATACTGAACTTGCACATATAAATTCATATGAAGCTAAACTACTAAGGTCAGTTGGTGGTTCAGGTACTATTAATAAAACTACAGGACTTAAACAATATAAAGGTGGTGGTGGTGGTTCACCAGCTCCTGCAGCTACATCTACAGTTGTAGAAAAAGCAGAGTTTCCTCCTGAACTCAGACCATTTATTACTGACATACTTGAGAAAGCTCAAGCTCAAGAACAGGCAAGATTAGCAGCAGGTTACCCAGTATACCCTGGTCCACGTATCGCCCAGTTTACTCCTGAAGAAAGAGCAGCTCAAGCAGGTATAGTTAGTTTGGTAGGTTCACAAGAACCAACATTTGACATAGCTAAAGGTTTAACTGCAGCTAGTGCATTAGAAGATACTTCAGGTGCAATACAACAACGTATGTCTCCTTATATGCAGAATGTTGTAGACATACAAAAGAGAGAAGCTGAACGTGGTGCTGAAGCACGAAGACAACAACTAGCTGCTCAAGGTGTTGCTGCAGGTGGTTTTGGTGGTTCACGAGAAGCATTAATGCAGTCTGAGTTAGAAAGAAATTTACAACAACAATTAGGTGATATACAGGCGACAGGTTCACAAGCAGCATTTCAACAAGCACAACAAGGTCTTGCTAATCTAAGACAAAGACAGGCACAAGCAGGTCAACAGATGGCAGGTATGGCTCCAATACAATCAGGTGTACAATTTAAAGAACTTGGTGCACTTGCAGGTATAGGTGAACAGAATAGACAACAACAACAAAAAGCATTAGACTTAGGATTCCAACAGTTTAGAGAAGAACAAACTTATCCTGAAGCTAGTTTACAACAATATCAATCTATCATTCGTGGGTTCCCACTACAACCAACAACTACACAAACTCAGCAATCAATACTACCTACACCTTCATTAGGACAACAACTAATAGGTATGGGTACTGGTGCATTAGGTCTAGCAGGTGCAGCTAAAACTTTATTTAAAGAAGGTGGACCACTTAAACCAATACCTGAAGGTAATAAAGGTTTATCTAAATTACCTACAGATGTAAGAAATAAAATGGGTTTTATGAAATCAGGTAAGAGACCAAAGATAACTAAAAAACAAAATAAGATGTACAAAGAAATGTTGTACGCAATGTTATCAGATGGTAAAAGAAAAGACATGAATGGTGACATAAGTGAGATAGCTGACATCATGAAAGAAAAAGGTATTGCTACATTATCTCAAGATGGTGGTGTTGTTAAGTTAAAAGATTCATTTGGAACTATAGGTAGTAATATGCCTTTTGATACTAGTATGTATTCACCATCTAAAGAGGAAAAAGAATTACAAAAGAGAAGACTTGAGTTAATTGAAGAGGTAGGACAAGATATTATAAAGAGTCCTGAAGAGATTGCTAAAGAACAAGATGAAGCTAAACAATCTTCTAAGTTACAAGCTTATATACAACTTGCACAATTAGGTGGAGATGTGTTAGCTGCTGACCCAAGTAGAGGTACATTAGCTGCAGTTGGTCAAGCAGTATCTAAAGCTGGTCCAGAATTTGCAAAGATTGCTGAAGATTATAAAAAAATTGGTAGAGGTGAAAAAGAAAAAAGAACTAAAGAAAAATTACAACAACTAGAATTATTGGATAAAAAATCTGAAGCCATGAAAGAAACAAGAATGGAAGACTTAGCTATTCAAAAAACTATTTCTGAGATTCAAGAAAATTTATTAACTGCTGCAAGTCAAGGTGGTTATACTACTGCTAAACAACAAGATGATATTCTTGCAGGTGGTAAACAAATGTTTAAATTAGCAGGTGAAGAATTAGGTTTTGAATATGATGAAGCAACTAAACAATTTGTTAATATACCTGGTATAACAACAAAAGGAACTAAAGCAGATGCTACTGATTTAGCTGCAGAAGCATCAAGAATATATGCAGATGGAATTAGAAATCGTCAGTTAGTAGATGCTATAGATATATTCCAAAAAGTTGCTAGAAGAAAATATCCTAAAAATGTTACACCTCCAGCAGGTGGTACTGGTGGTACTGGAACAGGTACTGGTGGTACTGGTGGTACTGGTGGTACTGGGACAGGTACTGGGGGAGCTATGAGTATATTAAATCAGTTAAACCCAACTCCTCAAAATAAAATTCCATAGGTAAATGTTAATATGGCACTTAATATTAATACAGAAGAGTTTAGAAATACAGCAAAAGAATTAGATGACCTTGCTAATCAAGGCACATTAAATAAAGATAGTGCTCAAAAAATAATAACTAATAAGGGTTTTAATACTGAAGAATTTATAGAGGGATATAAAAAACTTAATGAAATGTCTCCAGAAGAAAGAGATAAAGCATCTGAATTAACTGGTATAGGAATTATAGATGTACCTGCTAGACTTGTGGGTAGAGCATTGGGTGAAACTGGTAGAGGTATAGCTGATATATCTCAAGCTATTGCTCCTAAATTTAGTAAAGAAGTTGCTGAGATTGGAAATAAAATAGGAGCTATTGTTCCTGAAGAAGTAAAAGATTTTGCTGATGAAATATTTGACCCTTATCATGGGTCAGGTGTTTATGGTGAAGGTGAGGAAATGGTAGGTAACGTATTGTCCTATTTTGTCCCTGCCACAGGTATACTTAAAGCTACTAAAGGTGTTTCAAGTTTAGCTAAAAATAGTAATACTATTAGAAGTGCTCTAACTAGAACTAAAAGAACTCTTGGTAGAAAGGGTAGAAAAGGTGCACGTATCGCAGGTTATGGTGGGGTTGGTGCAGCTTCAGCAACAATTATTGAAGACCCTGCTGAAAATACAATTAATATTCTTAGAGAACAATTCCCTGAATCAACACAATATTTAGATAGATTTGCTATTAATCCTGAAGATAGTGAAGCTAAACAATACCTTCAATCCTTTATAAATAATTTAGGATTAGAAGCTGCTTTGTTTGGTGGTTTAGCAGGTCTTGCAAAAACATGGAATAAAACTAAAAATATAAGAAGAAAATATATTACACAACCTTTAAAGTTAGATAAATTTTTAACTGGCTTTTCTTCAAGACGAGGTATGTCTGATGACCACTTAGCTAAGTTTATTAAGAGAGATGCAGCAGCTAAAAATTCTTTAGAGTCAGCTATTGAAGATTCTAAACAACTTGAGAAAGCTATGAAGTCTTCTAAGTTTACTTCAAAAGAAAATGTAGATTTAGTTAATGATGCCTTACAAGGTAACTCTATTGCATTAGATGCTTTACCTGAAAATGTTAAAGGTATTGTTAATAGTATGAGAGACAAGATAGATAATCTTTCAGGTTTCTTTTTAGAAAATAATAGAACATCTGGTTCTTTATCTGCAACTATAGATGAAAATTTAGGTGCATACATAACTAGAAGTTATGAGATGTTTGACAATCCTGAGTATTATGATAAGATTCAAAAAGCTATAAAAAAGAATAGACCAAACATAGAAGCAGGACAACTGGTTAGTATAACTGATGAAGCAGTTAAAAATATGTCAGACTATTTAATAAATGATTTAAAGTTACAACCTCGTAAAGCTGCACAGGCATTGGATGAATTAATGGCAGACTATGCAGAAAAAACAGGAAGAGGTGAACAGTTTGATATAGGTGAATTTTTATTCTCATTAGGTAACTCAGCAAAAAAAGCTTCAGGAACAACTAAAGCATTTCAAAAAAGAGAAATATTACCAAATAAAATAAAAGCTTTTTTAGGAGAAGTAAAAGACCCTGGAATTAATTATGTTAATGCTTATCAAAAACTTGCAGTATATAAAGCTGAAACTGAATTTTTAGAAGAACTTGCTGATGATTTAATTAAGAGTGGTGCAGCTAAAAGAGTAAATGCTAAAACAGGTGAATTACCTGATTCACTTGATAGGACTACAATGGCAAGAGCAGGTGATGTAGCAGCAGAAAGATTAGGTAAAGTATTTGGTAGAGGTGTTGTTTCTTCAGGTAAAATAAGAAATCCTTTTGATAGTTTATATGTTGATAAGAATTATGTTGATACACTTAAACAAGGACTAGATGCTATTGACCCAAGTAAAAGTAAAATATTTGATGCTTATGTAAGATTAAAAGTTGCAACTCAAATGGGTAAAACTGTTTACAATCCTGGAACTCATGCTATAAACGTATTAGGTAATGGTATGTTTATGATTTCAAATGGGTTTGTTCCAGGTGCTAGTGGTTTAAAAGATGCAGGTGAATTTGTAATATCTAAATTCACTGGATTAAAGAATGAAGATTTAACAAAAAGATTTAATAAATATAGAGAACTTGGTATAACTGGAACAGACCTTGCACTTGAAACTATAAGAACTAATTTAGATAGAATATCTAGTAGACCTGAAAAGTATTTTAAGAAAACATTTAAACCTTTAGATGTGATAAAAAAACCTATTGGTTTTATACATAATAAAATAAAAGATGCTTACCAATTAGAAGATGATGTATTTAAAATAATGCATTTTGAAAATACAAAAGATTATTTAAGAAAAGCTTATACCAATATAAGTGAAGAAAACTTAGATAAAATGGCAGCACAGAGAACTAGAGATTTATTACCTAATTATAAAATAGCTCCTAAGAATATTAAAAAATTAAGAACTATGCCCTTTGGGGATTTTGCTACGTTTGCAACTGAATCTGCTAGAGTTGCTAAAAATTTAATTAAATACACAGTTCAAGATGCTTTAAGTGGGAATGAAGCATTAACAAAAATGGCAGCTAGAAGATTAGCAGGTATGACTGTTGCAGGTTTAGGTGCAGAAGCATTACATAATAAATCTAAAATGATGTTTGGTATTTCAGATGACCAAGAAGAAGCATTAAATACAATAGCTGAACCTTGGGAGTATGGTGTACCTCAAATATATTTAAGTGGTGTAGAAAAACAAGGTGGTAAAAATGTAGTTAAAAGTGTATCAACAGGTAGACTTGACCCTTTTATATTTCCAAAGATGACTGCAAAGTTTTTACACAGAATATTTAATGACCCTAAGTTTACACCTGAAAGATTAGCTAATATAAAAAATGACCCTGAGTTAGCTAAGTTTGCTATATCAATGTATGACCAAACTTTATCACCTTTCATTGGAACTTCAATAGCTACTGATGCTCTATTAGATGCTGTGGCAGGTGTTAGAGGTAAAGGAGATGTTGACTATGCAGAAACTGCTTTAAAGTTTCTTGAAGGAACTATATCACCAAGTCTAGTTCAGTTTTTAAAAAATAGAAAAAAATATGAGATTGAAGCTCAAAGAAAAGAACCAGGTTTAAGAGATAAAGGTTATCCAAGTAATGCTTTATTTTCTGAGAGAACTAAAGGTGTTCCAGGTGAAGCTGATTGGGCAGCATTAACAGGATTTAAAACAAGATTAGTAGATATTGATTCTACAATTCCTTATAACTTACAATATAAATTAAGTGATTTAGAAAGAAATAATGAAGTATCAGATTTAATAAAAAAGAAAACAAAAAGAAAATTTAATCTTAAAAAATATTTAACAGAAGGTAATTTACAAATAAATAAACAAGATATAATTGATGCTAAGATAAGAGATGAAAAAAGAAAGATAAGAAAAGAAAGAGAGATACGAATGTATCTTAAAAAATATAAAGACTTAGGGTTAAGTATAAATGACATAATAAGAATAATGAAAATAAAACCAGGGACAAAAGTTGGTAATAGATTATTAAGAGATATTATCTTAATAGATAGAAATAAACACATGCCTATACTAGAATCAGGTTCAAAAACTGATGTAGAAAATTATATTAGAATACTTCAAGAAGAAGGAGTTGAAAATCCTTTTCCTGATTTAATGGAAATAAATAATAAAATAATAAATAAGGAAATAGAATGAACAGTAGAGATTCATTAGAAGCACGACTAGCTGCACTTGAAGCACGTAATGAAGAGCAACACAAAGAGGTTGCCAATAAACTAGAAGTTGCTTTTCAATTAATTAATAAACAAACAGAGATTATATCAGGACTCAGGGCAGACTTAGCTAGAGGTTCAGGTGCCATTAAGATGTTGTTTATTGTAGGTGCTGCATTAGGTTTAATATATACATGGATTAAAATGATATGATGTGGTGGACAAAACTTAAAAAAAAATTTTCAGATGCAGATAATATTATTGACTTTAGTGTTGATGTACTTATCATTATATTTGACGTAATGACTACACCATTACTAATACCTATACGAATAGGTAGATATTATATTAAAGGTTTTTTTAAATCAATGTGTAAGAGATTTCTAAAGAAAACTTATCATAGGTTGTATGATAAAGAATGACGTTAGTAAACTTAACAGATAAAGCAAAAGAACATCTAAAAAATCTTGCTAAAGACCACGACAAAAAATATGTTCGTTTAGAAGTTAAAGGTGGTGGATGTGCAGGTTTTAGATATGACTGGTCATTTGATAACTACATACAAGATAGTGATGACTTTATAGAGTTTGAAGGTTTTACTTTATTAATTGATAAATCAAGTTTACTTTATTTAATGGGAATGACTATTGAATATAAGAAAGAAATATTTGGTAGCTTCTTAGAACTAAAGAATCCTAATGCAACAAGTAGTTGTGGTTGTGGAGAAAGTTTTGGAGTATGACATATAGTAAAAAATTATTAGACCATTATGAAAACCCAAGAAATGTAGGGTCAATGGATAAAGAAAATAAAGATGTAGGTACAGGTTTAGTAGGAGCACCTGCCTGTGGTGACGTTATGAAGCTACAAATTAAAGTAGGTGATGAGGGTGTTATAGAAGATGCTAAGTTTAAAACATTTGGATGTGGTTCAGCTATTGCTTCTAGCTCGTTAATAACTGAATGGGTTAAGGGTAAGAAGATTGATGAAGCGAATAAGATAAAGAACACAGAGATAGCTAATCATTTAGCTTTACCTCCAGTAAAGATTCATTGTTCTGTGTTAGCAGAAGATGCAATCAAAGCTGCAATATCAAATTATAAGGAAAAGAATGAGAGTAAAAACTTACTGTAGAATAATTATATTTTTATTTATAGTGGAGATATTTATGCACATTGCTGAAATAGGCTTTGATGTAGAAGCACATTATAATTGGACAAGTATATTATATAAGTAGCCAACTGTGAAAATTGGACAAAAAAATACCCCTAGTTATTAAGTTAGCTAGGGGTTTTTTATTTACTTATCAGATTTATTTTCAATAGTAAGTGTAGACATTTCATCTTTCACTTCTTTTATTTCATTTTCATAATGCTCTTTTTGTTCTTCAAGATAATCTAATCTAGCTTGTAACTTTTTTTGTTGAGCTTCTTGATACATCTTTTCAGATACGACCATTACTTTTGGTCTCATTAAATCAAAATGATTATAGAACATGTTGTCCAATAACATCATAGTATTTCTCCTTTTAGTTTATTATCCCTTAATAGGCAATAATGTTTTTATTAACTAGGTTTAAGCCATACCTTTTAAAGCATATGGCTTATACCAAAAAAATAATGCTATTACTTTTCAGCACAAGCATATGAATTAATTTCTAAACCTACAGAAATTTCTGTTGCAACAGGTTTTGTCCATTGTTTCATATTATTTCTCCTTCCATGTTTTAATTCCTTTCTCAGCACCTCTACTTATGATATAGCCACCAATACCAATCTGTAATAAATCAAACAGTTTCATAATAACTGCATCTGATAAATTCTCAGGATGTATTCCAAACCAATACATAAATAAAAGTAACAAGAAAGATACCATAGTCAATGGTCTCCAATTACGTTGTAACCAACCTTCACCTTTAGCTTCAGCAACCACTACAGATGCAGCAGCTTTTTCTATGTCTGCTGAGTGCGTAACTAGTGCTTTGTTTAATTCTGATTGAGCCTTTGCTTGAGCAGCTTTATCAGGAATTATTCTATCAATTACTTTACCTAATATAGGTGCAATCATTGGTAATAACATAATATTTCTCCCATTTATATGTATTATAACTCATATTTATCTAAAAGAAAAGAGTTAATTTATTATTTTTGTTCATCTTACATTTACCTTCAAGGCAAATTAAGTCATTGTTTTCATTAGTTTTTTGATAATACTTATGAAGAGGACTAGTGTAAAAGTAAAATGAACCCTCCTGCATAGGTATATAATATTTTTTAGTGCCAGGTCTATTGTAATAAAACAAAGCTGAACTTGAGTTACCTATATGTATTGGTAACACAAAGTAACAATCAGCTTTATGATTTAAATTACAATACGTACCATCTTCCTGAATTATTTCAAATGCAGGAGATGAGTATGTGTCTTCAAATGTTAAATCTTCTACATACATATTGTTTAACATTTGTTTTACTTTAAATAATAATGAAGGAAACTTTTCAAAGATAATTGGATTGTAAGTTAAACACTTATCTTTGTAAGTATCTTCAGTATCTGTGTTTTCTTTTCCTGAACCTAATGAAAATCTATCATAATATTTTGACCAAGAATCTTTTAAATCCATTACTGATTTATAGATTGCCTGACAATCTCTATCTTCTATAAAATTTTTAATCGTTATTGAAGAGAGTATTTTCATACTTAGGATGTTCCTTTCTTCCACCTGTCTTCCATAACTCAGAAACAAGAGTACCTTCTCCATATAGTTCCATATGCATATCAACATCTTGTCTTTGAAATAATTTTTCACAATCTTGTGCCATAGCTAGTAACTCGCCTGTAGTCCAGAACTTCTTATTATTTGTAGTAACGTGTAAGTATTTACCTTTACCTGTTGTACTATCAACTGCATCTTTATCTTTAGGTTCATCCATTGAACAATCAAAACCATATAGTTTAAAGTTTCTAAATCCTAATGTATGCCCAACACTAATGGCTCTCATTGCTGCACAAGTACCACCAGTTAGTAGAACTGTATCATCAGGTATACCTAATTCTTTTGGTATAGTAACTTTATTATCTGTGTTCTTCTCAACAATAGCATCTGAGTATGCATTCCAACCCACTATCTTTGCATTCTTATCTTTTAAGAAATCTACAACTGAAGTATCAGTCATAGATGATACAAAAAATATAGTTTCTTTAGGTATCTCTTTAAATAATTCTTTACGAACAATACCATGTGTACTTGTACCTTCAATAGGTCTAGGGTCAAGTATGTTACATGCCCAAGGAACTATACCTTCTTTTAAAAGCATAGGTAGTGAATGTTTAACACACATAATTTTATTTTGTGTTGACTTGAGATAGTCTTTATACTTTAAAAATGAAGGACCACCTGATACTATGTTAAGTATCTCTCCATGTGGTCTAGCTTTAGTTAACCATTTATTAATTGACTGTACATTATTCTTAATATTATTTCTAATATAATCAGTAGGCATACAGTCTTTTGGTTTAACAATTATTGGAACGTGATTGAAACTTTCAGGGAGTTTATCAAGATTAGATTTATGAAGAACAACAGCAAGATGAGTAATACCACCACCTGCCACTGGGTCATTAGATGGAAGAACTTTTTTGCGTAGCTTTTTACTAAGGGCATCAAATACTTTATTTGTTCCTTTATGTTCATCAACTACTTCCTTTCCTTTTTCATCTTTAGTAAAGTAATCATCAAATACAACAGCAGGTATATCCTTTGTCATATTATAATCATGCTGAACAGTTTCAAAACTATGACCACCATCTAAATATGCAATGTCAAAATCTTTTTGCTGTGTTAGTGTTACTTTAGTATCACCCTTAACTAATTTAAATTCAAAGTTTTTGTTCATTTTTTCTTTAACAAAAGTTTTAAATTCTTTTAGTCTATTATTAACTGCTTCATAAAGATTGTGTGGTTTAGTATTCATTTCAGTTGCATCAGTAAATTCATCTGCATCTTCAAATAAATCATAACCTTCATAGTAAACTTTGTCTACGTTGTCAAAAGCTGCCAGTGCCATTTCAATAGCACGACCACCATTCCATGTACCTGTCTCCAGTATTCTTGAAAACTTGTAATGTCTGATGACATCTGCCAATTGTTTGTACCTCTTTGGACCAACGACATCAGGTGTGGTCTTATCAGATAACAAGTCCTTCCTATTACCCTTGAAGTGTTCAAAGTAATTTGCCAAAGGAGAATTATTAAACGCATCTAAACCTCTCACGTCTGGTGTTAAACTATGTTTCTTTAAACCATGTGCACCATAGATATTAAATAATCTTTCAAAGATAAATCCATCATGCCATTCTCTATATGAAAGAACTTCATGACTATTATAAAGACCTCTCATATCCCCTAGTAAATCAAGGGGTGGGACAGTATTAAGATTAAAAGCCATGAAAGATGTTTCACTATAGTCCACATCCTTCCTACCTAAGTGGACGAGTTCAGAACCTAGGGGAATGATTCCAAACAAGTCTTGTTTATTAACAGGCTTTTTAAGGATAATGTCAGCATCTAACCATACTACCCACCCAGCTTGTACACTCTTTTCTACCAACTTGAAGGAGAAGTCAGTCAGAGCATACACTTTGTGACACCATTTAATGGCATCTAATCTCCAGTTATAAGGCATCTTACCACCTTCAGTACCATCATGAAGTTTCATTTCTTCACGATAGGTAATCATTTCGTCTACCTTATTAAGATTTTTAAATGTTATTTTATTTGATTTAGGAAACTCTTTTATCTGTTCATCAGTAAAGTCATGATAGTAAGCAGTTAAATGTAAATCATCAGCCATAAACTTTACAACTGAGTCAATCATTTTCTTTGCATAAGTTTCCCATCCCTTTGGACTAAAGGAAGTTACGATATTTATTGTGTCTTTATTCATATTAATATGTTACCATCTTTGTAGGTCTTGTTTCATTTATAGTATTTCTATATAAAAGCTTTTCATCTTCCCAGTCTTGAGCAAATTGCATAGTTGCAAACTTACCACCAAACCAAGGACCACCAAGAGAAAAATGTATAGCATTAGGACTTTCTTTTAATTGTGAAACACCAGGAATATGATTCCAACTAGCAGGTATCTCTCCTATCTGGTCATCACTTGTCCATTTAAATTGATGTAGGTCTAAACCTTTCATAGTATTTACATCATCACTTGTTAAATTTTTTACATCTTTATGTTTCATATTAAATAACATTAGAGAAGACCAAAGTTTCTTATCATATCCAAGTTGCTTTTGATTATCCATCTTAGTATCTTCAGTAGGTTGCCAGTCAAACTTAACACATGCAACAGCTTTATCAGCATAGTTCTCTTCTACAAACTTAAATAGTTTGTCTATATCTTTAAGAAATAAAAAATCACAATCACAAAACATAACCCAATTTTTCATCTTATTTATTTTAGCTAAGTGAGGACATAGAAATCTAGTATGACTAAACTCTGTTGAAAAAGGTTTGTCATCTAGCACATCATATTTTTGTCCTTCATTATCTTCTCTCCACTCTCTAGTAAAATGACCACTACTTCTTAAATGAGAAACATTTAAATCAATGATTGTTAAGGGTCTTGAGCTATGTCTAGCTAATGAATTTTCACATACTCTGTAAGCTATATCTTCACGAGAATCATAACCTATAAAAACAAAGTTAGTTTGTTCTTTAGGTAAAGGATGAATTATTTCTTCCTTATGTGTTGTTCTTGCATTTATAAACATATTTATTCCTTAAATAAAACTTGAACTAACTAAAACTATTAAAAGCATATAAAGTCCACCAATTATTATTCTTTTCATTTATCTTTCCTTTCAGTTTCATCACACCAATTACAAGGCTTACCTTTTTCTGTACCTATAATATCTTTTTCAACCTCACAATAATGTTCCCACATATTATTTCTATATTTTAAATAATCATTAACTGTTAATTGATTATTAAATAAATAATTATATATTCTTTTAATCATAAAGTCAATAAAAAATTAAACTATTTCACAAGCACCTGCAGTACATGCAAGTTCTTTTGATGAAGTAGTTGTATCTTCCTTCTCATAGTTAGTTAAGTCCATCCAATTAATATTTCTTGGGGTCTTAGCTAACCATTCTTCATAAGTTTTCTTATCAACTTCTTGATAAGGTGCTTGTTTGTATGAATGGTCAGAGTGTGGTAAGAATGAAACACCACTCATTACATCAAAGTTTTCGTACACCCATGCACCAACTTGTAACCACTCCTCTTCTTTTACATAAACTGTAATTGAAGGTTTGTGTTCACACCAATGTAGCTGATACATCTTCCATATCTCTAGTTGTTCAATAGCAGATTTAGCATCTCTCATAATTGAACTTGTTGGAGACTTCATAGGAAAGTATATAACCTTTGTATCATTAGGTTTCATTACATCATCTTCACCATAAAAACCTTTGTCTAACATCATGTCGCACAATGGGTCTTTTTTATCTGCTCTAACAGTTCTAAGATAGTAAGGTGAATAACGTGGGTGAATACCTGAAGCTGAGTCAACTAATTGTGATACAGTTCCTGAAGGTTTCACACAAGTAATAGCAGTAGCTTGGTTAACTCCTAACATCTCTGCCCACTTTTTATTTGTTTTAATTGAATGTTCTTTAAGATTAATTAACATATCTTTTAAAGCATTCTGATTAAATATATCACCTGCTAAAACTTTGTGGTCCATGATACCAGTTAATGAAACACCTAGTAATCTTTCCTCTTCAGTATTATCTTTCCATTGTTTAGTTAAATATCTAAAGTCTGATAAAGTTGATTGAAGTGTACCAAAGATTGTAGCTATCTCTACCTTTTCTTTTAAAGTTTCTTCAGTATCATCAGGTCTTACAACTACTTCAGATAAATTACAGAATTGTTTATTTCGTAGAACTATTTCTGAACATGGATTAGTTCCAAAATCATATTCACCATCTCTTCTACCTGAACGTGTTGCCATCTTTTGTGATGCAACTCTATTAAAGATACCACGTTCACCTGATTTAGAATCATAAAGAGATACCCACTCTTTCATGAATGTACCTATGTCAGGTTTTTCAGTGTAAGCTACAGAATTATTGGCATAACTTCTTTGTGGATTATTGTCCCACCATTGACCAGTCTTTGCATCTCTCATTCTAATGTCTGAAAGATTAGACAAGCTAATTAAAGCTGAACGTCTTACACCACCACAAACAACTACGTCTGCAATCTTACATACAATATCATGACACTCAATGCTTGTTAGTTTTCTACCACTAGCTTTTTGAAATGTCTCAATACTAAATTTAAATAAATCTCTTAATGGGTCAGGACCACTAGCACGTCCACCAAATGTTTTTAGTTTAGCACCTGCAGGTCTGACAAGAGACATATCAAATTGTGGTATCTGTCCTGCATATAACATAGCAATAAGTTCACGATAAGACTTTGCCCAACCTATCTTACTGTCTCTAACTTTAATAACTGTTTCAGTTGTATGAAACTTCTCTGCAATCTCAGGAAGTTTATCAACGTACTGTCTTTCAACACTAAACCCTACACCAGTACCACACATAAGTATGTACATTATTTCATCAAAGGTTCTTACATTATCAATAGCAACATATGAACAGTTAAATCCTGCTACATTATCTTTGTCTAAGGCAGGACCTGCAGTCATCAATGCTCTCATTGAAGGCATAACTTTTAATGTAGTGATAGCATCAACCCATCTATCTCTTTCTTTCTTATCTAATTTTTTATTAGTTAGTTTCTCATAACGTCCTTGCATATAACTAACATATCGTTCAACAGTTTCACTCCATGTTTCTCTTCTGTTTTCTTTCTCAATCCATCTCGCATAACGAGAGATGGCAATATAGTTTTGATATTCAGTTGGTAACATAATTAATTCCCCTTTCTATTTTTATGTTTAATTCTATCATAGCTATCTTTATAAGTCAATAAAGCATTTATATGATTACGAACAAAGTTAGTTCGTTTTAATGTTAATATTTCCATAGCTACCCCTCGCATATAGTTTGGTTCAATATCTGCGAGTTCGCATATGTATTCAAAGTCATCTTTACGTTTACCATTTTTAGTAGTAAACCATAAGATAGCTTCACGTTTATACTTATGACTTTCCAAGTCTTGAGTATCCTTTTGTGTAGCATCAAGAAGTGCTTGTAAAATAACTGCAAGGAATAGTGTCCTCTCAGCACTTGTTGAGCTGACCATGTTTTGTTCAATTGTGTGTAAAAAATTATCATGTTGTAGCATTATACCAATGTGTAGGAATACCATCACTAATTTTACAGTAATCAAAGTTGTGTTTAATACACCAACCTGCATAAGTCATAGTACCACCTTTGTTTAACTTTTTATTTGGATTATCAAACGCAAACCTAATTAAAATTTTAGGATTACATTTTCTAAAAAACAAATGTTTCTTTCTCATCTCTATTGTTAATCGTCCTTTAACTTCTATGTAAGTACCATTAGGTAGTAAGAAGTCAGGACAATAAGTTTTAGTTTCATGCCACTCATAGCTATATTTAGTAGGTTCATATTTAACTCTTATTTTTTTATCTTTAAAAAATTTATAAACCTTTTCTTCTGAACCACTTCTAAACTTCATTTAATATTCCTCATATGAAAAAAGTTTCGTATATGTAAGGCAGTAAAAACAAGACACATGATTAACATAAAATAACTGTCAGATAATATTGACCATGTAATCCATATTATATTTGAAACCATACCATATAAGGGTGCATAGTTATCTTTATTACCATACACCCACACAGTAATCACTGCAGAAATTGCAGCTAGTAATTCAAATACACTAACCAACATCACTTAATTCTACCTCAATTACATCAGGTTCTTTTACAACCTTGGTCAAGTATCTTGGTCCATTCGCATAGATAAATTTTCTAAGTCCTTTCCCATCATTAGCATCCTTCCAACAATCAACTTTATAAGCACAG